TACTAAGCGCCTTGTCGCTGCTGGCCTTGCCCTCCTTGGCGTCCAGGGTGCTGGTCTCGTCAACTAAAAATAATATCAAATAGTTGACAGTATTACATTCCGGCGTATAAATAAAGTGATTCGGGATTGTAATACTACAGCTGTTTGACATTGTTGGTAAGAATGTTGAGACAATCGAAAGGTTGTCTCTTCATAGACACTGCACTGGGTAGCGTTCGTGGACGCACGATCTAGGCGGGCTGGTAAGGCTTCTTTCCAGTCCTGATACAACCAGAGTCAGAAGCTAAGGAAGGGAAGCACCCGACTCCGAAATTAGGCTTTATGCAGTGTCTATGTAGAGACAGACGGACTCCTAGCTCAATGGTAGAGCATCGGTCTTTTAAACCGGTGGTTTCGGGTTCGAGTCCCGAGGAGTTCACCAATATGATGGAGAAGTTTATGAAAAAGTTTTTAGCACTATCATTTTTAGCAATTGGTCTTGCTGGTTGTACAGCGCGTGAACAACAACTAGTTGCTGCTGGTGTAGTAGGTGCGGCTGCGGGTGCAGTTATAGCTAATGAAGTATCTCAACCGTATCATCGGCCTGTATATGTCGAGCGTCGTCCGGTTGTTTATCAGGATCGTTATGTTCCAATTCCTCCGCGTCGTCCACAGTGCTTTATTGTTGATCGCCGCACACCGTATGGAATTCGACAAGAGCGAGTTTGTCAGTAAAAAATTTGGAAGGGTGACCGAGCGGTTTAAGGTTCCAGTCTTGAAAACTGGCGTAGGTGAAAGTCTACCGTGGGTTCGAATCCCACTCCTTCCTCCATTTATTTCCCGATAGCTCAGTTGGTAGAGCAAGCGACTGTTAATCGCTTTGTCCTAGGTTCGAGTCCTAGTCGGGGAGCCAATATGCGGGATTAGCTCAGTGGTAGAGCGCTTCGTTTACACCGAAGATGTCGGGAGTTCGACCCTCTCATCCCGCACCAAGTCGCTGGACTACTATAGAAGCGGTGTCCATGGTCTGCTTCTTGTGTTTATCAGTAGTGGGGCTGCGATAAACTAGCCACTATAAAAGACGCGGATGAATTTGGGGACATAGCTCAGTTGGGAGAGCGGTAGCTTTGCAAGCTTCAGGTCTGCGGTTCGATCCCGCATGTCTCCACCAAGAACGGTTGGTCGCGTTAAATAGACCCGAGTGGATCCACGGTCAGTCCACACCATTTTGCTGTTGTAGCTCAGCAGGTAGAGCAGTTGATTTGTAATCATCAGGTCGGGAGTTCGATTCTCTCCAACAGCACCAGTTTTCGGGAGTTTCAAAGGAAACTTTGATTCGCAAGAGATAATGCTCTTGTGTAAGAGATAATGCTCTTACTCCCGCCCAGTTTATAGCAGAGTGGAGCAGTAGTAGCTCGTTTGGCTCATACCCAAAAGGCCGAGGGTGCAATTCCCTCCTCTGCAACCAATTTGTGGGGTTGGGAACCTACAAATCACTGATCGTGTTAACAGCCCGCTGCAGCCACGATCGGATATGGTGACTAGCCACCGAGGTCTAGAATAGCAGCCGTCTTCTCCCAATTAAACCTACTCCGCGAAAAGGGAGATGCTGGATAGCAGTAACCAGTGCGAGTTTCTTGGCCTCGTAGCTCAGTTGGTTAGAGTGCTAGCCTGTCACGCTAGAAGTCGCCGGTTCGAGCCCGGTCGAGGTCGCCATATTTGGGGAAGTGCGCTGGAATGGTTACAGCAAGGTCTGCAAAACCTTTGAATGTCGGTTCGATCCCGATCTTCCCCTCCATGTCTCGTTAGCTCAACTGAATAGAGCGTCGGTCTACGGAACCGAAGGTTGAGGGTTTGACTCCTTCACGGGACTCCAATAAATGCGCCTGTGGTGAAATGGTAGACACGCTAGTCTTAGGAACTAGTGCTTCGGCGTGGGAGTTCGAGTCTCTCCAGGCGCACCATATTTGATCTAAGTACTAATTCTACGACAAGGTCGCGCGTAAGTTTCGTAGTACAGTCGCAATCTTAGACAACCGAGGTGACATGTGAACCTCGTTATAGGTGGGCTGCAGAGACGGTGGTTCTGCGACGGACTGTAAATCCGTTCCTTAATGGTAACACTGGCGGTTCGAATCCGTCCCCACCTACCAGTTTCTTGGCGCATAGCTCAGTTGATTAGAGCGAACGACTGATAATCGTAAGGTCGATGGTTTGAGTCCATCTGTGCCAACCATTTTTGTGCTACTTTAGTGTAACTAGTAAGCACCCGAGTTTGTGGCACTCGGAGTCCTGGTTCGAATCCAGGAGGTAGTACCAGTATATAAATATAAAGTATCGGTGAAGTGTTACGGCAGCACATCGGTCTCCAAAACCGAGGGCGAGGGTTCGACTCCTTCCACCGGTGCCATAGTGAAGTGGAAGTTTTAACTTGGCGTAGCGCAGTCTGGTAGCGCATCTGGTTTGGGACCAGAGGGTCGGGAGTTCGAATCTCTCCGCCAAGACCAAAAATAAAGGTAGTTACAATTGTCTTATGAACATTTACTTGAAGTGCGAGATATTGATATTATTGGCGAATCAAATTGGACATGGGTGAAGTCAGATCGTGGTGCATTTGGTAATGCTAATGATGGGCCAATGCGTGATTGGATTCAAGGACATTCGAAAAAATATTTTGAACATGTTCGTAAATTTGACACAATTGTAACTGCTGGTGCTAATTGTGGAATGTATGTTAGGTTCTATGCCAAGATGTTTAAACATGTTTATGCATTTGAACCTAATCCTCTTAGCTTCCATTGTATGGTTATGAATAATCAATATGACAATGTTGTTAAGTTGAATGCTGCACTAGGCGGTTCTCCTGGACTTGTTGATTTAAATCGTTCAGATACGAGCAACATTGGTACACATTCAATTAAAAAAGAACCCGGTGAATTAAAGATCCCAACAATTACTATTGATTCTCTAGCACTTGAATCGTGTGATTTAATTCAACTTGATGTTGAAGGTTTTGAATCAAATGTGATTGAAGGTGCTATGCATACAATTATGCGATTTAAACCTATAATTGTGGCCGAAAGCTTTAGTGGCGCCGATGCAACAGAACTTATGAAAAATTTAAATTATCAACATGTTGGAACTTCTTTTAGTGATTCAATATATAAACCTATAGAATAATTGCTGACTTGGTGAAGGTGGTCCTCACGCTAGTCTGAAGAACTAGAGAACTCCGGTCGGAACGGAGAGTCAGCACCATATTGGAACGTGGGCAGGATGGTAATGCAGCGGTTTGCTAAACCGTACAACCGCAAGGTTGAATTGGTTCGATTCCAATACGTTCCGCCATATTAAGGAAATATAATGAATAAGTTTGAAAAAGCTTTTAAAGAACATGGTACTGACAAATATATTCATGGATATTATAATTTCTATAATAAATTTTTAGAAAATGAACAAATAGATTCTATTTTAGAAATAGGATTATATATGGGTGCTTCTATAAAGGCCTGGAAAAGTATATGGCCAGATGCATTGATCGAAGGCGTCGATCTAGATAGACTATATGATAAAGATCTTGAAAAAGATTTTAAGATTTATAATATTAATTCACAAGATCCGGATCAAACAAATCTTATCAATAAGAAATATGATATCATTATTGATGATGCAGTACATCATTATAGGTTTCAAATAGAAACTTTTAAAAACTTTTATGATAAAGCAAAAAAGTTTTATGTAATTGAAGATGTATTGGGCAAATTTGGATTCTATAATTTAATAGAGCATTTACCAGATGAAGTAATGAAGAGATCAACTCTTTTCGAATCTACCGGTCCAACACGAAATTTTAAGTTTTCGGAATATGTAGAGCCAAATGCACACTTTAGATTCTTATTCATAGATAAAAGGTAATTCTATGTTAGAATGCATTATTATTGGTGACAGTATAGCTGTTGGAATAAGTCAGCAAAAGAAAGAATGTGTTTCTATAACAAGAAACGGAATTACAAGCCATAAATGGTATAGTGATTTTTTAGAAAATCCAACATTTAAAAAAGCCTATAAAGTTTTAGTCATTAGTTTGGGTACTAATGATTATGTCGATATGTCACCGCATTCTACGGAAGAATTCTTATATAATATAAGAAAAAGATCAACTGCACAAATGGTAATTTGGGTTTTGCCAAATCCTGTTTTAAAACCAAAACAGTATAAAACTATTAAAGAAATTGCTCTAGAATTTGGTGATAAAACTTTAGAAATAAACAAATATCTTAGCGAAGATGCAACTCATCCATCTATTAACGGATATAAAGAGATAGCAAAGAATATAAAATGAATCATGTTTTTTATATTAAATGGTGCAGCGCTATTGTGATACTTTGCGCAATGGTGTTACATGTTCTTGGCATTACACCATATAATTCAATCCTACAACTTGTTGGGGCTGCAGGATGGACATACGTTGGTTATAAATGGAATGAAAAAGCAATTGTATTAAATTTCTTACCACAATTCTTTATTATTATTCCTGGTCTGTTATATCTTTTGTTTTATCGTTAAGAAGCATTAAAAGAGCCTGTCTAAGTTGATTCTTAGCAGGCTCGTATTCTATATCAATCAGTTTATTTGCTAATCTATAATTAGCATACTTTTTCTCTTCAAAAATTTTATCACTACAAATCAGCATTTTATCAAGAGCTGATAATACTTCATCGACTAAAATTTTATTAGTATTTTGTGTATTCATCTATTTTCATATTCCCCCTCAACAGTTTTTAAGTTTATTTATATTACTACGCAAGTCCTTTTTAACTTTTCAGAAGCCGAAATATGTTTTAAAGGTTCTAAAGTATATTTAGAGAATGCCCAAGTTCTTTCTCTACACCACCAACATTTTTCACAACTAGATCTATAAAAGTCAGTTTTATCTGAAAATCCTTCACAAGATCTTGTGTATGGAAAAAGAGAATTTAATAAATCATGTTTTTTATATAAATTAGCTATAAAAGATTTATCTTGAAATATAAATGGCATAGTTATAATAAATTCTTCTCTTGATTCTTGAGGAAGATTGTTTATTCTTTCTATAGGATTATCTCTTTTAGTTTCTCTTTGATCTTCCAATTCTGATGGAATAGGATCAGGATTTTTTGTCATACCATTATATATCATAGTAACTAAATTTTTATCTTTTAAAGTTTTAAAATGTATTTCTAAATTTTTATGGAATTCTGGTTTTTCATGATTACCAAAATAGCAATAGTTATGATTTAAAAATATTTCACCCTTTTTAATATCTAATATATTTTCTATATTCTCTATAACATATGTAGCTACCCAAAGATTCCATGGTTTATTGTCTCTTTTAAAACTTATTGGAAGAATTTTTACATCTAGATTATAATCTTTGATAGTTTTAGCCAATAAAAATGCTAACAAAGAACTATCAGCGCCACCACTCATTAAAACACCAAGTGGTCCTTTTTTGGGTATGTAAAGATCTATATAATCTGTTTCTTCTTCATTATAATATCTAGCACATAATAACTCATCACCGTATCTAGGTGACTGACGTTTTTTATCAGTTAGAGTTATTTCTTCAGCTTTCCCCTTTTTAAAGCTAAGAATAGGACCAAGAAGATCTTTCAAATTAAACATAATAATTTACCCCACAAATTAAATCTTTTTTCTTCCAATATTATATTTGGCTACAAGTTCCCAATCATTCTTTTCTTTATGATTGATAATCTTAATATGATTCATCTGGGCTTGATTTTCTTTTATAAGATCAGGATCTACTATTTTAAGAAGTCCCCATTCTTGAAGTAAGAAAGCTATCTTATTTCTTCTAAAAATATCTTCATCTGAAAAATTAGTGTCTTTACCATCAAGAGCAAAAAGCTCTTTAAAATGGACTATATAGTACTTGCCCTGTTTATGTAGAATATGACAAGACTGATAAAGCTTCTTTTCTTTTCTAGAAGCTACCCCTATTCTAGTTAGGGTTTCTTTAATCTTTAGGAAGTCTTCTTCTTCAGCTATTTTCACTTCCACAAGCGAATTTAATAAAACCATAATTCCCACCTTTTTTTATTATTATATCAGGTAGGAATATTTATGAATTAATCAAACTCATCATTTTTATCATCTTTATCATTTGAAGATCCCCATAATTCACATAGTATTGGGAATTTTTTAGTCTTCAATGACCTTTGATCATATAGATTGGCTGCTTCCATAATTCTGAGCTCATCAAATGCATATCTAGGTATAGTTATTGATCCACCATCATCCCTTAAAAGTATAGAGGCTTCATCATCAGTTAATGACTCCGGGGTTTCAAGTGTTTTAGGCCTTTGTATGCTACCAAATAGTTTTGCCAGGGATGCAGCCTTTTCACCAAATTTTTCAGAAAGTTCAGCAAAATCATCTTCCCTAAGAACCGACTTGCTAAAAGCGTTTGTTCCAAATATTGAATGTAATCCAGCAGCATTACATAGATCTAGATCATAACCTCTATCTTTAAGAAGTGTAAAGTTTCTCATTAAATGATCGTGAAGACTTCCTCTGCTATGTTTATGTTTATTAGCATCTTTTGAAACCAAGAATTCACTAAGTTTCTCAAAATCATCTGATCTTCTAGCTCTAAACTTAAACATTAAAGTTCTTCTGAGATCATAGCATAGTCTTGATACTGCCCGCGCAGCATGGATATGATTTCCAGGAAATATTAGTGCTCTATTTCTTTTTGGTATAACAGATTTAACAATATCATCATTTTCAACGACAATTGTCTCACCTGCCCAATCTATTTTCCAATTATCAATTAAATAGATAACAATTGTCCATTCATCATCTCTTCTAGAATCTGTATGAGTATATCCATCAACACCGTATGTGTGAGCATTAATATAGCATCTAAGTAACTTCATATCTTCAAGAGAATATTTTTCTTGTATTGATTTCCATACTTTTTTCATTTTATCTGATAAAGTATAGCTGATATCTGCAAGATTTGCAGGACCACCGCCTTTTGCAAAGTTTATATTCCAGTGGCCATGCGGATCTGTTTTTTTAGAAGATTTCCATCCAGAAGTATATGATGATTTCTCTGAACTATCTAGAAGATCTTTAAACATATCTTCATCTAAAAAGTTTTCTATTACATAATATTTCTGGGTTTTAAGATCAATCATTTTTGCTTAAATCTTTCTAATTCTTTTTTATCAATAAGCTTTAATGCAATTTTTGCTTTCGTCCGATTGTAATTAAATAACTTGCAAATTAATTCTATATCTTCATTTTCTGTTGATTTTGCCCACTTTGAATATCTTTTACCCGGCTTAATTGCATGGAGATAATAATCATACTGCATTTTATTCGATAGATGCGAGTTCATGTTAATCTCATTAGCGTATAAAACTGTATCTTTAAAATAAGATAAAGCCTTATTAACTAACCATGGATTGTAAGCCTTCTCTGAAACCTCATCTACCATGAGGTTCTCTTTTTTAGATGAGTTTATAGAGTTTACATAATCAAATGGGTTCATTTAAACTCGCAGTTAATTAAAACTTCAGTGAAGCATGCAATAATATTTATTTCAGGATCAGCGACAAATGCAGCCTGATACTGATATTTTGATAAAATTAATACAAGCTGTGGAATACTATTGGATGTCATATATTGATCAGCGGACTCATACAGGCGTCTAAAGACTTCTACTTGTTCAATATCAACATTCTCTGCTACCCACTTACGAAGAGATGTAAAGTCTTTCTCCTTAAGAAGTTTGTATACAGAATTAATCTCAAGATCCTTGATGCTGCCAAGAATGCCACTGTCAATTTTACCAGTTGATGCATAACGTTGAAGTTCATTGAGAACTCGTCGCCAGTCTGGGAAGAACTTAGTAACAATCTCAGCAACTACTGCACGATCAAACTCGATATTTTCATTAGCAAGAATCTTCTCAACTCTCTTAAAGAACTGAGAAGCAAGTTTTGCTCCTGCAGACTTAGAAAGTTTAAAGTCAACTACGGAACAACGTGAATGAAGTGGTTCAATGATTCGATTTTTAAAGTTACAGGTGAGGATGAAGCCGCAATTCTTACTGAATTCCTCCATAAAGTTTCGTAGAGCTGGTTGAGTTGAGTTTGCGTTAAGGTAATCTGCTTCGTCAAGGATGACGTACTTACGACCTCCAGAGAGACTGACAGAGGAGGCGAAGTTGAGAATCTCATTACGCAAGGTATCGATATTGCCATTCATAGATCCATTAATTACAATATAATCACATTCAAGTTCTTCTAACATGGCACGTGCCACTGTTGTTTTACCAACACCGGCACTGCCACTTAAGATAAGGTTAGGAATGTTTTTCTGATCTACGAATTGTTGAAATGTAGCTTTAAGCTCTTCAGGCAAGATAGTATCAGCGATAGTCTTGGGGCGGTATTTCTCCACCCACAAGAACTGTTCTTTAACATCCATTTGTTAACCTCA